GTCCACGTGGTTCCATCCTCGCTAGTTTCGTATACAAAATTGTATGTCGATGTACCATAGGAATTAAACCCCACCTGGTAGATTCGCTGAGGCGCGGAATACCCGGCACCAAAAAAGTTTGCGCCGATTGTGGACGTGGCGTAGGTGTCTAGGTTGTCGTCAAACAAATTTCCGGCGTTGGCGTTGTTTGTTGGGATGGCCTGGGAGATGGCCGGCGTGATTATATAGCGCCAGTTTGCCTCTCGAACGTCGATGGTGCCGGGCGGCAGCGTGATGATCGTTTGATTGGCCACGGTGCCGAGCAGCTTGTTTTCCAGCATCCACAGGTTCACGCCGCGGTTGGACATGTTCTGCAGGATGTAAAACAGCGCCTGCTTGCCCGCGTCAATGTACTGTGACGTCTGCTCCTCGGCGGGCTTGCCAGCCTCCCGGAATGCGTACTCGATTAGTTGACCAACGTTTATTTTTGTCTGGTTGGTCGTGCCTGAATAGGCCATGGATTATCTCCCGCGGCCAGATGCCCGCTTAGGTGCAGAAGACTTAACGCGCTCCGGTAGGTTTTTCTTTGCCGGGCCGGCCTGCACAAACTCCTTGCCGACCTTCTTGGGTATGCCGATGTTGCTCTTTCCGGCCGCCGCCGCGTACATGGCCCGCTGCTGGGCCTTTGATTCGATAGGCATTAAATTCTTCCCCCCATTGCCCGGCCCACTGCACGAATGCCGCGGATTAGATCCTCCTCCGCGCCCATGGGATAGGCGCCGCCCATGCCGCCGGTGGCCTGCGCGGCCCCCATGCCGCCCTGAGAGCTCTGCGCCGCCTGTGCGGCCTGCTCTAAGAGCGTGGCGTTCATGTCGGACTGCTTACCCGCGCGCATGGTGCCGACAGAGCTGCCGTCTGCGTACTTTTTAGGTTCCTTTGATTTTTTGGCTGCCGGACCCTTAGCAGCCGGAGTCTTTTTTACGTCACCGCCATTTTTCATGGGGTTGCACACGCCGCCGGTCTTAAACTTATTGACCACGCCGCCTGTTTTCTTGACGCGCCGGCCGCCCTTAAGCTTGAGCTCGGTCTTCTCCTCGCCCTTATGCTTGGCCGCCTCGTGCTGGCGCACGCCCTTTTTGACCACCTCTTTGTCCATCGCGACATCTTCGTGGTCTTCTTTTTTCTTGCGCGAAACATAGCCGCCCTCTTTGTAGCAGCCGATGTCCGACTTCATCTTTGGGTTAGCCTTAAAGCCTTCCATTTTGTGGTCCTTTCCTGTTGGTGGTTCTGTTACTACTTATGCAAAAAATAGGGAAATTTCTGCCTTGCGGCGCCTTACCAAACCCGGCAGTTCCCTGCCTCCGCCCTTGGTGTACATCATAAAACCCTCTGCAATTTTTTCTAGCGGCTCGTCTCTAATTATCCGCTGCCGTAGCGTAGACCTCTGAAACCCGCCTACGCCGATGTTGTAGCTAAGAGCGACACAAGCTTCAAATAGGCCTTGACGCCCAGATAGATTAGGGGCAAGTCGAAGAACACCGCGCTCAAAACTGCCGAGGAGATTCTTGAAGCGCTCCTCCAGCTCGGAGCGCGACCACTGTCGATTGTGTTCTGGTGCAAGGGGAAACTCCTTACGAATCATCCCGGTGTAGTTTTCTGTGCGGACCATCGGCAGTTTGATCTGCTCCTGGTGTAGTACCTCGCCCCACCCCACGCTCCAAAGATGGGCCGGGCAGAGGTAGGGTTTGTCACGATACCCCTCGAACTGGTGCATCAGGTGGATGCCCCGCTCCGACGTTTTCATTTCTTAAACGACTGAGACCCGAACCAAAACGCGATCACGGATGAGAAAATAATTGCGCTGTCCTCGTCCCAGAGTATTGACATGGCCTGATCAAACGGCACGCCGGTCTTCCACGCGTAGAAGAACCCGAAGATGTTTACAAAGAGCAGCATGGAGAACATGCCGTAGGTAATGACCGGCCGCACTGAGGCCCGCATGTTAACCACCCACTGAGAGGCGCCCTTGCCAATCTCTATGTCGTGTGAATAGAGCGCCTGACGCTCCTGGACCGCTGTCTGCATCGCCACCTGCTCGGTGCGGATCTCCTCGACCCGGGCCTGGGCCGCAAACCCCAGCTGCATCATCTGCAGCTCGCGCGCGGTTTGCATCTGGGCCAGCTCCAGCTCATGGGCCTTATCCGACCGATCCTGGAAGAAATCTAAGACCTTGGGCAGGCCGCCCATCAAGAATGATACCAGGGTAGATAGTAGTGTAATCATCACCAGACCTTTGTTAACTTAAGAATCGCATAAATAACTAGGGACAATAGTCCAAGAATTAGCCACTCGTTTCTGGAGGCCTGTCGATCTGAGTTAAAGGCCTGGTCCAGCTCCTTGCGCTCCTTGCGTAGCCGAACCTCTAGAGCCTGTACCTCCTCTATCGCCCGCCTTCCAAACTCTTTTTCAATCTCTTTAAACGCGAGGTCTTTGTTTTTCTTTATGTTGTACAGCACGCGGTACTCATTGATTGCGTCTATGTACATCATGTCACCGCGGCGCTGTACCTCTTGCTGCTTTTTACGCCACGCCACCCTAGCAAGCGCCTCCTCATCTAAGAAGGCATTTACCTCCTTGGCGGTTTCTTTTATTTCCTTACCGGCGCGAATTGCCTCCTTAATTCCGCCTAGTGCGGACTGAACAACCTGCGACGGATTTGTTGGATCCGATAGTTGCGGCAAGGTGATGCTCCATTTTTGTAATTATTATTTGTCTACCTTGTCCTCGAGCTTGTCGAAGATTCGGGTCAACATGGCCTTGATCTCGTCAATGTCGCGCTTGTAGTCGTCCTTGGTGACGTACAGGAGCGGCATCTCGGAGATGCGGTCCTCGATGCGGATGATTGACTTTGACAGGCTGTTTAACACCCACCCGCCAAAAAATCCTGCAACGCCAAACGATATGTTAATTAAGCTCTGCGCGTCCATTTTTATACGCTTACAGCTGTTATCAGTTGTTCAACGGTTGTACAGGCAGCAATCGCGGCTTCTTTAGCGGCGCAGTCAGAAATAATCTTAGCCCGTGCGGCGGCCACATCGGCGGGAATATCTACCCCGCGCTCGGCCTTGCGGATCACCATCCAGTCGGTTTGGGCGAGTTGGGAGTTAGCTGCGGCCTTGATTTGGGCGATCCACTGAGACTTTAGCCCCTTGGTGACTACCTGCTCGGCGGTGTCTTCCATCTGCTGGGTGTCGCGGTTATAGGTCTTGACGTACAGGGGTGTGCCGTCTTCTTTAACCTCTGGCCGATCATTTAACAGCTTTGGATTGTTTACGCCCCAGTAGAACCGCTGGTCGTACCACGGCTCATTTGCCTCAAAGGGATCTGGGTCGTTGGTCTCAACCACGCCAAGTTTTGCCCTGATCGCTGGGTTAAGCAGGTTTTCATATCGAACCCCGTCTGCACGGAAATACTCCCTGCGGATGTTGACGGGCTGTCCGTTAATTAAATAAGCCATGTATTTCTCCGTTATCGTGCGAGAGTATATTTAAAGGGGAACTCAGCGAAGGCGGCGTAGATGTAGGTTGTCCCGCTTCCATTTACACCGCCATTAGTTCCACGAAGTTTAAAGCCGTTAGATAAAAAGTCTGTGTTTCTTGTTGCGCTATCCACTTGTTCTGCATCCGATGTATTAGGAAATAATTGATCGTTCACAGTATTGAACGGACTTCTAGCAGCATCTTCAACTTGCCAAGAATCAACAACAGTTGACGGTTTGATCAACACATACTCTGGCCTAAAGCCCGTGTATATGAAAGGCCCATCCGTAGAGCCATTACCCGTATATGAACCAAAGGCAGAGTAGCCAGCGACAGCGGCGAAGCAGTAGGCAATCATTGCATTGCCGGAACCGTTAGTTCCTTCGCTACTATTACCAACGGTAAATACCGCTGAAGTTGGGCTGGTGTTGTTCCAGAGATTTGTTCCAGTATACGCCGCACCAGTAGTGCTTAAAAACACGGCTTTAGTATTTCCTAAAGACGAATGGTAAACAACCCATTCACGAGCGCCGGACGTAGCAACCCTATCTTTAACAATTATCATGCTAGGTGTAGCACCAAGCCCGTGTCCTATGGTAGCGCCAGCAGTTGCGTTACCCGTATAAGTAACAATACTAAAGCCAGCAGTTGTATTTGCTCTTACTGTGCTTGCGATAGACGGCGTTGAGCCGTATTGGTTTACAGAAATGGTTTGGTTAGAGCCGCCAGCGTTCCAGTTCCATGCAACGTATGTTTGTGTGTTTACATTGCTATTGGTACTTCCTGTTGTGTTTGCGCCAAGCGAAAACCCATCAGTATTAAAAGCAGTTACAGTATCTGTGTTTGTTTCTTGCGCCGAAGTAGTATTACTAAACAACTGACTGTTTACACCTCTAACAGCGTCTGTCAAAGTGTGCCATCCAACATTACTTCTATTTTTAATCCACACAAAATCCGGTTGAAATCCAACTCCTGTAATTGACTGTGTGCCTGATGTTGGGTATCCGTTACCCGTATACAGCACCGCATTAAAGTAATCATTCGCTTGTGTCGTACTCGTAGCCCCGATAGTAGGCGTGGGCAGGTTAGTCGTACATAGTGCTTTGAAGCCTGACGGTGCGGTGTAGGCAAAGGGACGCTGGCCGAAGTTGAGCGTGTAAGTTCCGCTTGGCGCCCAAACCATTGGTTTCCACTCTTTACCTATCAAATCCGAAAACGCAGTACCTTGGCTAGACCCATTTTTGTAAAACACAATGGTTCCAGCATCCATGTTAACTGCAACACCAATTATATCTCCATTACCCCAAGTTGCTCCATATGCAGATGTACTACCGTTATATTTACTTCCGTCTGATACGTAGTTTCTGGCTTGTGAACTCCACGTGTTATCTGTTTTAATAAACGTAGAATCCATTAGTCCAACATAACCAGCAGATGATATTGCAGAAGCAACAGTTATCTCCCAATACCATTTTCCTGTTGTAAAAGAAAATGTGCCATATGATCCTGAATTATTCGATAACGCTACATCTAAGTTGCCATTAGTTGGCGTGTTGTAAGTAACATTAAGAGCATAAACTGGACTGAGCGTACAGTAGTTACCACGCACCTCACCACCAGCACCTGTGTCTGTGCCGTACTGGGTTGGGCTGTCTACTAGGCTGTCATTACCATCGCCAGCAGTTACCGAGAAGTTATTAGGCGTCCAGTTGTTGCTGTTGCCTGATGTGTCCTTACCAAGCGTTGTGCTGGTAGTTCCTGAGTTATCGGCAAACTGTAACCAAAAGCCGTTAGTGCCGTATGTGCCGGTGTACTTAATTGGCTCCCATACGCCCGTGGCTGAGTTTGTCTGGCCAAATGAGGATGGGGTTAATGCTTGACCGTCGATGAAGTTGACTTCGGTCATGTAGCCATTGAAATTACCTGTTGGCATAAACTGGTTTGCGTATCTACCAATAAAATGCTGTAGGGCAGTATTAAAAAAAGGCGTAGCATTTTGCGACGGGTAATCAGACCCTGTAAACGTCTGTTGAACACCATTTACGTACATTTTTACCCGATTACTTGCGGTTGCTTGAGTAGTGTCAACCGCCAATACGATGTGATACCAAGCCGATACATCTCGAAAAACAGCGTTTGTTGTTAAACCACTACTACTATATGCACTAAAAAACAGCCTTATTGTATCTCCTGAAAGAAATGCAAAAGAGTCTTCAGCGCCTCCGTTTTGAGCAGTCATAATTGACTGTAGCGTGCCTAATATACTGCGCTTAAGCCACACAGAAAAAGTAAAAATTTTCCCGTTAGTTGGAGTTCCAAGCGTCCTATTCAGATACGCAGAGTCAGCAGAGTTAAACCGCAGGCTGCGGCTGATCTGATAGCCTCCGCTTACAAAATTACCCAGCAGTAATTCTTGAGATCCGCTCACGACACGTTCCCTGTCACCACACAGACGGTTGAAGAAATAAACAGAATCGTAGCCACGCCACGGGTAGCCAGGGTCATCGTGGCCTTATCCGAGTCCGTCCCGGCGATATAGGCGGTCGTAATCGAGCAGGTCATCGTGATGCCGGCTGAGGTGTTATTAAAGACTGAGACCACATCGCCCTCGGCAAAGGTGGCGTCGGGGATCGTAATCGACCCGCCGGAGCCTACCTGAACGTACTCGCCCACGTCTGCCGTCGTCAGGGTGTATGACCCTGTTTTTGTTCCGACGGGGGGAATGTTTAGATACCCCAGGGTAGATGTTAAAGACGGCAACGTGCAGGTTACGTTTGAGGCAAGCGATGAAGGCGCTGTCAGCTCAACGTAGTTAGTCCCGCTATCGGTGTCCTCGGCTAGCCGTACCCGGCCCTGGGTCGTTGACGTACCGTCTAGGGTTATTAAGCCGTCGCCGTTAATAGTTGCTGCCATGATTTACTCCTGATATGGGAAACGGGCCTTGATCTCGGCCACCTTGTTTTGCCAATCTTGAACGGTTGCCTCGCCACGCTGGGCCTTGAAGAACAGGCTATCGGACTCAGCCTTATAAGCAGCCTCGCGGGCAGACTTCATCCTGGCGTTGTTTCGGTCTTTTTCACCGGCAGCCCAAGCAGCTTCTTCAGCATCGCGGGCGGCTTCCTCTTCGGCGGTAAACGGCACCGGGCCGTTAGAAGTCATGTGATGTCGTGCCATGATTATTCCTTAGCTATTCTTAATACCGTAAAGACGGGCTGATCCAGACACAATATTTCCGCTAGAAAAATAAAACTTAACACCGGTTAATGCTTCAGCAGAGGCATAGTTTTGCGCCCAAAAACTACCCGATCCCATTGATGTGGTTGCGGCTGATGTAATACATAATGCTTGACCATAAATTGTTTTCCAAAGACTTGTTGATGCCGGATTTGATACATACATAATTGCATCTACATGTTCTCCAGCATCATTTCCCACATTAGGAAGTATGGTTACAGCAGAACCATTTTGTGCCGCGGTACTATTAAAACCACCGCTACCACCAGTATTAGATAAATAATTTTCTGAAAATGCACGATAGTTTGTAGTTTGATAACTTCCGTTAATTTTCATTTCAAATCTAATTGAAACATTATCTGTTTGAGCAACAAAACCACTAATTACTATCGCATAAACATCGTATGTACTACTAAAAGTAGTTTCTACATCTACGGTTGCGCTATTGCTTGCAGTTACCGTAGACAGATAAGTCCAAGCTCCGCCCGCTGGTGTAGCAAAACTTAGCGTTCCAGATCCGTTGGTCTGAAGCACTTGTCCGTTTGTTCCGTCTGTTGTTGGAAAAGTCAACCCATTAAGATTAACTCCAGACGAGCTTACTGTTACTTTGGTCGAACCGTTGGCCTGAAGTTGAAGCTGACCGGAGGCGTCTCCGGTGCTAACTAAACCGCCAGATCCGGTTGATAGTGCGTTTATGGTTGATGCCATGTCTTACTCCGGTTTGTTAGGCCACTGAATATCCCACGGGAAGCCAGCCTGTGCAGGTACATCCCGCAACGCTTGTCTGTATGCCGCCCAGGGGGTGCTTACTGAATCCGCAATGTCTTTGCCCTGAGTCCAGTCAGAGTCAGCCAGGCGGCGGTTTCTGTCATCCCGCACACTCTTGGCCTGCTCAACATTCTTGGCTGCCTTGGTCTCGTCATCCATGTCGGCCACTGAGTACTTGGTGTACCACTTGCCCTCGACTTGCTCAACCCCGTCACGGAAGGCGACTTGGTATCTTCCCGGCTGGGCCTGCGGGCCTTCAAAGACCGGGTCAGCTTGGAGAGCCTCAAGGACTTCTGGGGTCAGCCGGTCAAAGGACGGGCCGTTGTTTTCTCTTAGGTATTGACGCAGCTCGCCTTCGTACATCACTGCGCCGTTTGATCGAAGTCTAATTTCCATGTTTACCTCTAGGCTATCGCCAAAAAGATGAATGTCCCACCGTTAGCGTTTATCGCCGCTGGTGCGGTGCTGCTAATCTCAAATCCAGTGCTTGCGGTGTCAACGTAGTCTGTATTGGTGACTTCCGCCGCCGTTGAGTTTAGAAGCAGATATGGATCGTTCCCGGCCACTATGCCGCGAGCCGAATCCCAGACGTACCAGTCACCTGTGCTATCAGTGCGCTTGATTAACACAAACTGACTACCCGCTGTGAATCCGCAGTTGATAGTTTGTGTAGAGCCTGTGCCTGTATAAGAACCTACTTTGCTTACCCCTGCAACGGTGGCGAAGAGGTAGGCGACGTATGTTTGTCCAGCTGTGTTAATTGTTCCAGTAGTGCCTATTGTAAATACTGAAGATGTTGGCGCAGTATCATTCCATCTATTAGTGCCTGTGTTTTCAGCACTAGTATTAAATTCAAGATATTTTGTTGCTCCTAATGCGCTGTGATAAATAGTCCAAGCACCAGATGTGCTTCGTGCTTTTAAAATCATTAACTCAGGCACAACACCTAAGTTGTGGCTTACTGTTGTAGCAGAACCAGTGCCTGTATAGCAGACCACATCAAAGAAGCCAGGGGCGCGGCGAAAGTGCCACCTCGCTTGATTATTGTTGTTATACGAAAGTTGAAAACTATTTTGTAAATCAAATTGGCAAACACTTACAGTTTGTTCTGCGGCAGTCGATGCTGTTCCACCAAAATATTTGTTATCACCAGCCAGTCGATATACCACAACGGTATTAAGGGCATTTCCTGACTGATCTGCTGCAAAACAAGCATCGGTTGGAAATCCGACAGAATAAGACGAACTTCCAGAATGAACTTTTGGGTAAAACACACTTGTCCCACTCGTAGGCGTTTTCATCGGCCCACGGCGAATGGCGATGTAGATGAATGTATTACCATTATTATTTGGCGACCCCGCTGTGTCCAACTGAAAACCAGTAGCGGTTGGAGATAAAACTGTTGAATCTGATTCTGCGTTAGAAAGATTAGGAATTAAATTTGCATCTGCATCCCCAACAGGCATACCTCGCATATTGTCAAGCAAATACCAATTCTGAACGGCGCTTGCATTCTTAATTAAAACCCATTGAGGCTCATATCCAAGGTTAATAACAGGCCCATTAGTATCGCTTCCATTTCCAGTATAAGAGCCACAAGTAATCACATTTTGATCGCCAGCAAGACCAAAACCTCCAGCATTGTGGGCAAAGAGGTAGGCTATGTAATTTGATCCGGATACATTTACCATTCCGTCTGTGCCAACGGTAAACGTAGTAGAGGATACAGACTTAACAGTTGATGTGTTTGAAGATTCTGCGTCTGTTTTATTTAATCTAAGGCCATAATTTGCTGCTAAGGATCTGTGATAAACAAACCAATCATCTCCGCTTAATCGACGAACAATTACACATCCTGGTGTTGATCCAAGATCATGTGCAATTTGTCGGTTATCAACACTATCGCCACTGTAAGTAACTATATCAAAAAACTTTGGCTGCTCGCGGAATGTCCATGAGACGTATGTCTGCGTGTTTGAATTTGCGGAACCGTTTGATCCAAGACCAAATCCATTAGCGTTAAACCCAGTAATCCACGCATTTGCAGGAATGCCTGAAACGCTTGTATTTGGATCTGCATTATTTGAACTAAGCAGATAGTCTGCGCCACGAACCGTGTCAAACAATCCGTTGTTGTAGCCAAGGCTCCTGCCTTTCAACCAAACCAACCCGCCTTTTGTAGACAGATCAATGTTGTTGGTGATCGTCTGTGTAGAGCCGTTGCCTGTATAGAGGTATGTCGAAAAGACATCTTCAATGTAATTAACTGCCGCAGACTGGGCGAACTCCCCAAATCCCTGAGCAGATGCGGCGCCTCTGGTCGCAATCAGCGGCATTATGCAAACCTCGTCTGAGCGGCAAACACCGTAAATGCGGCGTTACCGGTCTTGATGATCGTATAAGTGTAGGCATCAATACTGCTTGCGTTACCAGCCGACCATGCCGTGCCACCTTGATACTTAGGCGTCACCGAGCTGCCGTCTACTTGGACGACGTTGTTGTAGTAAGCCGTAGCGCCTTGGGTAACAAAGAAGGCCACGGTCAGAGACTCGCCGGTAGCCATCAGCGTGTTAAGGCTTGTACCGCTCGATCCACGGAAGTTCACCGTCCAGTTAGCCGAGGCGTTTGATGTGTAGTACAGAACCGCTTGGGTCGTGACGTCGTAGTTAATTGTCCCGGTGGCTGCCGTGGCCGAGATCGTGGCGGTCTCCAGCACATCGGAAATCTTTGCCCCAGCTACGCTTGATGACCCAGTTAACACTGCCTTACCGGCAAACGTGGCTGACTGGTCTGTTCCTAGCGTAACCGCCGTGGTCGTGCCGTTGGTCTGGAGAACCAGCTGGCCTGTCGTGTCGCCGCTGTTTACCAGCGCGGTGCCGGATGTGAGTCCTGCTGCAATCGTACTCATGTTTACTCCTTAAAGCACCAGCCAGCGCTGGCCGGAGGATATGGTGACTGTTACGCCGCTGGCAATTGTGATTGGGCCCACAGAAAAGCCGTTAGTTCCTGACGGCATGGTGTAACTCTCATCCGCGGTTGTTTCGTTGATTACAATCGCGCCACCAGCTTTTGCTCCGCTGCCGCCAAGTGCTACAACGTTGCCGCTAGCGTCTTTTGTGTAAATCTGGCGGTCTGTGACGTTTACACCCAGCTCGCCAACCAAAAGGTTCCCCGCCGTCGGCAAGGCACCGGTGGTTGAGCTGTGGTACATTTGAATTGGCGTGTAGCCGGCCTGTGCCATTTTTATGCTTCCTTATAAAACTTTAGGTTAGTCTTTAATCTTTCTATGTCGGGGGCCATGTCTACGGCAATCTGGCCATGCTTTACCGCCTCGTCTTTTAACTTTAAATTGTACGCACTTAGTGCAATCAAATCGTGTAGCAGGTAGCCCCAGGCCGATGCGTCGTACGTGTGCTGGGCGATGTTTCTAGTTATTGACAGCGCCGTCTTTGCCGTACCGTAGCACTCGGGCCACAGATCTCGCTTGTAGCACCCATACGCCAGCGCGTACCAGTTTTCCCGTATCGTTGGGTCCTCGGCGCACGCCAATCTTAGCCAGCGCATTCCGTCTTGGCCCATATTTTCAATCGACCCGCCAATCATCCTCATGGCGTGGCTTCTTTCCAGCGGCCACATCGACCGCGGCAGTAACAAATATCTCTGAAGCTCTTTTGTTGCGTCGTCCCACCGCTGGTGGTACGTATACTCACGCCCGAGGTAGTACGCCATCCTCTGGCAATTTAAATCTTCTTTTGCGCCCATCTCCAACATGTCGAGGTACTGCCCCCGACTTTTTGTTGTGTCCGGCAGGTGACGCATTAGTATGTCGTCCGTCTGCGCGTAGATGTCCTTGCACCTTGGGTCTGGCGTTATGTACTCGTGGCATACATACTTCCAATAGTACCCGTGTCTTGCGTGTATCCTGGACGGGTAAAACACCAAACCATTGCCCGAGTCAAACCCAAATCCCATGCGCGTGTGGCCGTCGTTAAAAATCTTCTCCACGTAGTCGCGCCAGCCGGGCAACAACACCTCGTCTAGGTCCATCGAGACGCACACATCGACGTCCTTGGGCACCAGGGCCAGGGCGGCGTTTCTTGCCGCGTCAAACCTAAATGGAGAGACTAAAACCTCGTAAACCTGGGCGCCGCACTGCCTTCCAATCTCGACAGTTTTATCTTCCGAGCCGGTGTCCGCTATTACAATCAGATCTGCATCTTTGGCGGACTCACAAAATCTTTTTACGTGTTTTTCTTCATTTTTACTGATCGCATATACCGCAATCTTCATTAAACACCTTTCTGTTAGAACGTACCCCCGGAGACGTCTTTATTTGTCCAATATGTCCCGTTGTACGTTAGTACCTGACCGGCGGTTACGCCAGTCACATAAACATTATGCAGCTCGTTAATCTCGTAGCCGTTGTCTACCTTGATATACACCGAGCCCACTATATTATCAACGCGCTCGACGTAGCCAAGGGTTACAAGATGGTTTGGCGCCGTTGGTGCCGTCTGTGTATACGCACCGGCCGTTACCGCGGATAAGTATATTGGCAGTCCGGCGGTGAGTCCAGTGGTGTCAAGTTTATTTACAACCCCGACCGTCTCTACAAAGCCGTTGCCGCCCGCGGTGATTGTCTCCAGCACCATGCCGATGGTTCCGACAGATGTGGACTCGGACGCCGCAGAGGCGCGCTTAACCGATAGCCTGTTGCCCTGGGCGCCGAACACGTAAACAATCTCGCCCTTAAGCAGGCTGGTGGCCTCGGCGTTGTACACATAAATAACCAGGTCTTCACCAAGCTGGATTGTGACGTTGCCGCCCTTTAATCCAGACTCCAGCATCCCGTTGCCGTCGTCCCACTGCACCAGTCCCGGCGCGCTGGTTACCCCGGTCGCGCCGGTGGCAAACTGAATATAAACCGGCGTGCTAAGGGACGAGACCCCCGTAACGTCGCCCGATGGCATGGCGCCCGTCGCGCCCGTGGGGCCCGTTGGCCCGGTAGGTCCGGTCGCCCCGGTATCACCCGTCGCGCCCGTGGCTCCGGTTGGTCCGGTTGCGCCTGTGGCACCTGTCGGCCCCGTAGCCCCGGTCGCGCCGGTGGCCCCGGTTGCGCCGGTCGGGCCCTGTACGTTGGCGTTAATGGTCGTAACAACGTACGATATTGTTCCGTTGCGGTAGTACGTTGTTAGCGTTGGGCTTCCGGTTACGGACTGCGCGTACAGCGTTACTCGAATTCTGCTTGACGTGTCGGCTAGCGTTGTTACAGGCACATACGCCGAAAAGTCAAATATTGACGATGAGCCGGTGTTGATCGCCGTGCCGGAGGCATAGTTTCCGTTTACAAGCGTCTGAAGGACCGTCGTGCCATTGGACGCAACCTCTTCAATAACAGACCAGAAACGAACATCTTGTGTGCCGCTCCTGCTGGCGTACAGCCACACGTTCCAGTTACCGCCTACAATTGCCGTAGTGCCGGGGCTTCCGGGGTCCGTAACAAACGAACCTATTTGAGTAGGCGTTGAGGCATTTACGTTGGTTGTTACCGTCGTTTGAGCCGTGGACAGCGGTACGGTAAGAAGGCTGCCAGATATGGGGCTTGCCCCGCCGGCCGAGTCTAGGTACAACACCAGGCCGGACGATATTCCGTTTGCGCCCGAGGGTCCGGTGGCCCCGGTCGCGCCCGTGGCTCCGGTTGCGCCTGTCGGCCCCGTGGCTCCGGTGGGCCCTACATCACCAGTCGCGCCCGTTGCGCCCGTCGGGCCAGTTGGTCCAGTCTCTCCAGTTGCTCCTGTAGCTCCTGTGGGTCCTTGGTCTCCCGTAGGTCCAGTATCGCCGGTCGGTCCGGTTGGTCCGGTTGGTCCTGTGGCTCCCGTATCGCCAGCTCCCGTGGCTCCTGTGGGTCCGGTGTCGCCGGTTGGACCAGTTGGACCAGTATCACCTGTTGGTCCTGTATCCCCAGTTGCTCCAGTAGCTCCGGCAGGTCCAATGTCTCCAGTAGCTCCTGTAGGTCCAGATGCTCCTGTTGGTCCTGCATCTCCTGTGGGTCCTGTTGCTCCGGTATCACCCGTCGCGCCCGTCGCGCCCGTCGGTCCTGTGTCACCTGTGGCTCCTGTGACCCCCGTGGGGCCCGTTGGTCCTGTGGCCCCCGTAACGCCAGCTCCTGTGGCTCCGGTGGCTCCCTGCGATCCGGTTGCCCCCGTGGGCCCCGGAACTGTTGACGTCGGGCCTGTTGGCCCGGTGTCTCCGGTGGCTCCCTGCGGGCCCTGGGGTCCTGTAGGTCCCTGGTCGCCGGTAGGCCCGGTGGGCCCGCCCAGGTTTGCAATTGATGCAAGCTGTACCTGCTTTGTAACGCCGTTTTGGACGACTACGGTAAACTCGTCGCCCGTTAGCGGACCCGCTACTTGTAATTGGGTTATTGAACGATCTGCCATGGTCTCAGTAGAGAAGGTCGCCCGGCTCGCCCGCCGTTGTTCTTTCCGGCTGCGGCAGGTCTATGAATATTGAATCCCCGGCGCCATCTGGCGCGCCCTGTGTAACAAGGTGTCGATTGTCGACGGCGATTGATACATCTGGCCTTGGGAATCTCAGTGAAATGTTTTCAGTCTGCCGGGCCGGGAGACGCCAGGGATCAAAATGATCCAGGTCTTCCTTGCAGACCCTCATGCCGGGAAAGTTTGGATCCGGCATGAGGTCCACGTAGGCAAACTTTCTGCTGCAGCGATCACAGATCGCCACAGACAGTACAGAATTTCCTCTTGTGTCGAGGTAGACGGACATGTTAGCTTGGGGTTACTGGATTGCCGCCGCCGTTATCAACCCAGGTATCTGCAGCCGCAGACCCGGTGGCAATCTTAATCTTGGTGTTGGTGGTCTCCCACACAACACGCCCAGATGCCTTGCCTGTGGTGTTGATGGCGTTTGCAATGTCTGCAATCTCGCCGGCGGTAACGTTCGTCAGGATTTGAGGCCCTGTAGCCCCAGTTGCTCCGGTTGGTCCCGTAGCGCCTGTTGCACCTGTGGCTCCGGTTGCACCCGTCGCGCCAGTGGCTCCCGTTGGTCCAAGCGGAGGCGCCTGCCATATCGGCGCGGCTCCGGTACCCTGAGATATTAAAACGTTGCCAGAGGATCCAGTTGCTTGCAGAACCGCATATACAACCTCGTCGGGGGTGGCCTTAGTCGTGGACGCGCCGCTGTTTGAGACAAGCGGAAGCACGTCCACGGCCGGATCGACCGTGGTAACCGCGGGGAGCGCAGATATCTTGACGTCGGGCATTTTACTTGATGCCTGCCTGGATGACGGTCAGCGCGTCTCCCGCCGTTCCGCCAGTTAACCTAATTGCCGTAAACGGCTGCCCTAAAAAGTCAGGGCCATTAGGCGCTCCCGTTGGAGCGGTGACCCAAGAAAACGTCGGGGCAACAAAATTTCCGTTTGTTACTGGAAATGGGTCGGTCATTGAAACCTGAACGACTCCACTTCCAGACGCAGTATACGACACCATAAACGGTGCAATATACTTATCTAACACCACGGGCTCCGTCGCGCCGCTTACTCCTACTGTAACAGTTGTTTGGCGCATTTCGTTTCCTTAATTAAAGAGGCGTTGCTAAGGTGTTAACAACCGCAACCCACGGGGCCGCCTGGTTGCCGTTTCCGCCCCACTGAACGATAGAGCTGGGGGGAATTTCAACGCCGGTCACGGAGCCATTGATGGGCTGCGTGCCGTAGCCTTTGAGCGTGCCGGTCACGGCGCCTTCGTTAAACACAACGCCCTGAGCGCCGTCATAGCGCGGATCTGCGGGCTGAGAAGATGTGGTAAACGTGCCGCTTTCGACCTGGGGCAGCGTCAGTGTAACCGCGCCGGTGGGTCCGCCGTTGGTTGAGGAAAGAATTACGTAGCTACCGGTTGCCTCGAGGCTTGCGGCGGTTGTGCCGGCGCCGAGGATGTAGCTGGTGGATGCGCCCATGAATCCAGCGATGGATCTTACTGGGCCGGTAAAAGTGGTCATCGACATGTTATTTTCCTTACTTAGAGGATGCCCCAAACCGTCGCTAAGCCGTCAGCCGGGAAGTTTTCGGCTGTCTGAGTGGGGCTGTGATCTTCCTATGACTACTTATGCAAAAGGGGCTAAAAATCCGCCCTATTGGGATATTGCGACGTATTTATTGCTTTTCTTAACATTTTCAGATCCGGGAATGACCTGAAGGTTTTCCGGAACGTGTAGCCCAGAAACCAGCTTACCTTGCAACGGGACAATGTGGTCTACATGCCAGGGGAAACCAAACATCTTTGCCCTTAACGCGGCCAGCTCATAAGCCTGCTCAATAATCCAAAGGTCGTCGTCTGTTAGCCATTTTGGGGTTCGTTGCAGTATGGCTGCCCTGCGCTTGGATTGAAGTGCTGCTTTTTTAGGCTTATTATTTTTATTCCACTCTCTATTTCTAGCGTTGTGGTTTTCTAAATCTTTTTCTCTGTTTTTTCTGTGTATCTCATGCCTTCTTTCGGGATTAGCCAACGCCCATTCACGAGCTCGTTGTTTTGTAAGCTCCTTATTGCGCTCGTACCATTCACGAGCAATTCTTTTTTGGTTTTCTTTGTCTCGGGCCATTTAAGTACAGTAAAACAAAACGGCCAGTCTTTCAACCGGCCGTTTTGACTACTTCAGCGTTGATTAGACGCCTGCGGTACCGTAAATGTTACGTGCATCGTGCCAACCGGTGGCATAACGCTCCGTAGCTTTGTAACGCATGGAGTCAGTTTCAAAGTCTCCCTCCATAGATTTCTCCATGGGACGACGCATTACCAGCATTAGACCGTTGTCCGCGTCGGTCTGGATCCACCAAGCCTTGGAAGAGCTCAGACGGGTCACGACGTGCGCGCCCTTCGGAAGCATACCAATCGACTTGATCGGGTTCAGATCGTTGTCAGCGGTGCCGGAACGGAGAACAGACTTCAGAATAACTTCAGCCTGGAACTCGAGTGCCGGGGGAACGATCAGCTGCTCACCCTTCAGACGAATCCGCTTGCCGTTGTTGTCAATGGCGTTACGGATCTGGATGAGCATCTGCTCAACCGAGGTCTGCGACAGGTTAGCGGCGGTTGCCAGCGTGTTGCTATAGGTCAGACCGTTAGCAACGGGGTGTGCGGTGTTAACCAGCGTCACACCATCACCGCCAACATAGCCGGCGGTAAATGCAAAGTTCAGCAGGTTTGCACACAGGGTTTCCTTGGTCTCAATCATGGACTGAGCCAGGTGTTTTGCGAAGGTGCTGCCGATACGAATGTGATCGCCGTCTTCCATCAGAACCTTGGTCAGGGCATAAGCCAGGCCATAGATCTGATAAATGAATCGGGTGATGTACAGCGTACCGCCCTGATCGTACGAAACCGGAGTTCCGTCGGGCATTGCGGGTGCTGCATTCATACCAAAGAGCATCACTTCTTCGTGATAGTTACGAGGAATACCCTGGATCTGGGTTACAAACCCTTTCCACTCGTCGTCACGTTGTTGATAAACTCCATCAAAGACTTCGTTGATAATCGGCTCGACTACCGCACGAAAGTCTGTACTACGCATTGGGGCTGCCATTTGCTAGTCTCCTTTCGTTGTTAATTATAGCGAAGCCTTGGGAGCTACGAAGGCGTTGTTGGCGATCTTGACCTGAACGATGGTGTAGGTATCGCCCCACTGGTTTGTTTCACCCGGGGGATATGCCACCTCGCGACCAAGACCAACAACACGGACCTGACCTTGCACCGTAGTTGCAACCGGGGTTGCATTCAGTGCGGTGGTCGAGAATCCGGCGCCGCCGTTGCCAATCGAAGTGCCGCTAGCGGTAGTATAACCAGCCGTGGTGGTGAAGTTATACTGACGGCCAAGGTACGCCGTGGTTACGGAGCCTTCAACTTGAGCCTCGTACACGACTTCCGGATCAGAGAAGATCCAGAAGACGATGTCGGTTGATGCGTCAAGGGTAGCTTTCGATGCCCACTTGGACACAGAGCGACGGCCCTGTGAATCGGTGAACTCGACGCCATCAAAGACGCCAAAAATTGGAGAAGTTGCAGCTGCAGCGGCTCCAATGGTTAATTGGCCAGAAGTGTTAAGGCCGACAGGCTGGTATTGGTAAAATGCTTGACCAACGCTCAGCGAGTACGGCGCGGTGTACGTTCCACTTCCAGGACCGTAGGTGTTTGTGCCAATAAATGGGGTAGCACGATCTAGGCCACTGGGGTGGTATACAGGCTTCAGACCAAAGGGTTTAAATGTCGTTGCCATTTATTTGTCCTTTGTTTTTGAAGAAATGTTATTGAAAACGAATATTACTATTCGCCTTGTTGGCCTCTTTCTCCATCTGCAGAATACCGCCCTCCAGTATAGAACGGCCGCCCTTACCTTCTTGTGATGCTCCCCGAACTTGCGCGGTGATATTCCGCTGATGCTCAAGGGGATCCTCTAGGTGCAGCATGCGCATTACTTCCTGGTAGACCTCTTCTGGTAGCTTAAAGAGAACCATCTCGTTACAACTAACACAGCCTTCAAACTTGCCTGAACTCATCTTGCCTAGTGATTCAAAGCCTTTTCCTAATTCGCTGGCTTTCACTGGCTCATAGCCTAGAGCTAAACGTTTGTCGATACTGTCGTACTGGTTTGTGGTACTTAACCAGCACAAATGAAATCCCGGGATTGCATCCTTCGGGATGTCGGGCAGCGCGCTGTTCTGCCACTTGTCGCGGAACGCATCCAACCGTTCCCGGCGCTTGATATCATCTTCGCTCGCAGTGTTGCGATTCTTGACCTCTTGGACGCGCTCTTCGAGTCGATCGTCTAGGTCTCTCTTAATTCTTACGTTTGCCATTTTTAACTCCGATTCTGTCTGTCGTACGCGGCGTATGCCTTAATCATCGCGTTGCGCTTTGCCTGGTCATCCCACGCGCCCGCGTCCTTAATTGCCTGAACACGCTCACGGCTTAGCGTGATGGTGTTCGCCGATTTAGCGGATGGGTTTGCGGACCTACCAGAGGCCGCGGGGGTTACCCTTTTCGCGCTAGTGCCGGTTCTTGCTGCGTACCTGTGTGGCAAACGTGCAGCCAATCGATTGTCCAGCTCGTCCCAGTACTCGGGGTCTGCCGGGTCCCATCCATCGGTTGCTAACTCTTGGTCGATTACCTTGGCGATGCGACTGTCTGTGTCGCGCGCCTGGGGGTCGTACCATTTATTCTTATCTAACCAACGCCTTGCGTTTTCTTGCACCTCGCCGCCCCGCGGCGTTGGTACATTTTGAGACGGCTGTTTAACCTGCTCCAGCTGCATCTTCTTGTAGCTCTGCGCCTGTGCGAGTCGGTTTTTTGCATCCTGGAGCTGCTCCAGGTACTCTACCTGATCCGCCGCGTTGCCCGCCTGAGAGGCCTGCAACAGCTTCATCTTTGCGTACTCTACGCGGGTTGCCTCGTCTTCAATCGCCTTATCTAGCTGTGCAAACTGGTAAGACGCGGCTGTGTTCTCTACCGCAGCAAGTCTTCGAGCAAGTTCTTCATTTTTACGCTCAAGCGCGCTGATTTTATGTTTAGCAGAGGCCTCTCGCTGTTTTGCGAGCTCTTTTTTAAGCCTGCGCTCTTCTCTACGAGCCTCGCGAATTCGTTGCCGATCTTCGTCGGTCTCATCATCCTCGTCGTCATCGCCGTCAGCCTCCCGGGACTCGCTTTCTTCAGCGTCACCAGAGGCTTCAACGTCAGCGTCGGCATCCTTCTCCTCGTTTTTCTTATCTTCAACGAAGGGATCCTCTTCTGTCTCCACGGCCGCCACTACGCTGCCGTCTTCCAGTTCCTTGACCGGAATATTTTTTTCTTCTGCCATCTAAACTTTCTCCAAAGTTAATCAACAAAGGCTTTCATGCGCTGCGCATGTTCAAAGCTGCGGATTCGGCTGATGATTTCGCGGGCCTGGATCGTGATAAATATCACGGGGGCCCCCTCATCGTCGGGGCTAACCACAAATCGGTCGCCGCCGTACTTAATCGTCCGCACCAGGTCACCGACTTTACACCAGGGCCCCTCGGGCCACGGCTCCAGCGTGTCTGGGCTCATGTATGCCAGCGGTCCGATCTGTATAACCTTGGCAACGGTTTCGTTGTACCGCAATGTTGCCTTGGTCTCGTCGACCAGAATAATTCCGCCCTTGCTTGTGGTCTTCTCCCGGCGCAGTTGAACCAGCACCCGGTCTCCGGCCACGTCAATGCCTGGGTCAATGTCCGGAAAACATTCTTTTTCCGTTCTAAGGTCAGGCTCGTGTTTGTGTGAAACGTCAATCGCCATTCGGCAAGCTCCTTCTAGGCTATACAGCCTCGTCATCCTCCGTGAGGATCTCGTCTATCAACAACAAGGCTCGAGAGAGCCCCTCTCCTTTGCCCACAAGTCTTTGGTACTGCTCAAAGTTGTGAACATTCGTGCCAGACGCCAGGGTGGCGTCTAGTATCATCTTTTCTTCTTTGACTCGGCGAATTACCTCGCCAACAATATCTTGCATAAAACAACGTATGCAAGACTAGAGAAAATGCCGCCCTAGTACAGCGAGCCGCTTGTGCCGCGAAGGTTGTTCTCGGGGCCGATTTGGGTTGCGTTTCTCATCTTGGCCTGTGCCGCGCCTTTTTTCCAGTTGTTATCGCGGTGGCTGCCTGACGGGCCTGGGTCAATGTTGCCGCCGTTACCGCCGCCATAGCCGGGCTTGCCGGTCTCTTGATAGGTCTGGCGGAAGCCTTTGAGTTGCTGCTCTGTTGCCATTAGATTGCTCCTTGTGGTGGTTGTTGTTGTGCGTCGATTGCGGCCTGTACCGCCGCAGCCTGCTGCCGAAAGGCTTCTTGCTCTACCGCGATGCCGTGCTTCCTGATGTCTGCGTCCGCCGTGTTGATCGCGTCGATTGCCGACATTGCCTGCTCGTGCTCTAGCTGGCGCTGCATTCCGTCTAACTCTGACCCTACCTGCATAGCCGCAATTCTTTCTCGCGATGCGTTGTTGATGTTGGCCATCGCGATGTTGGTCGCGTTTTTCTGGCTGTCGATCTGGCTCTGGGTCCGATACTTGGTCATAAGCTCGGCGACTTGTTGCTCGAGCTCGGCAACCTTTAGCTGGTAATTTTGCTGGTCGCGTTGGTTCTCCAGCTGCAGTCGCTGCACGGCCTCCTGGGTCTTGCGCTGAGTCTCCGCCATCTGTGTCTTCATCAACACATTTGCGGTTGGATCCATGGCCGCCATTTGCTCCATGGCCGACTGCTTGGCCTGCTGAACCTTTTGCACCAGGCCCATAATCGCAGGCTGTGCGCCTTGGAATGTGACCGCGGCGTCTTGTGACACCATCTCCGCCGCCAGTGCCAGGGCCTTTTGATCCTCCAGGGACAGCGGCTTTTCTTCGTGCAGTCGTAGAACGTCCTGCCCGCCCGCCGCCTCCGCGATGTACCCGCGCATAGACTGCAGGTAGTGCAGCGTGAGGTGTTGCTTAATGTGCTCCAGTGCAAGCGGCGCAAACTGGGGCCCGATTAGGGGGCTGCCACCATAATTGGGGTCCTGAGCATACGCCAAGTGAACCTTGATGTGCGCCAAATGGTCCTGATCCGGGTAGGCCGCCGCGGGGCGGCCCATGGACATTGCTACGTTCTCCAGCGCCGGGTTGGCCTCTTTAATTCCATCCGGATCGGGCAATATCTCACTAATTGCAGGCACTTTTAGCTGCTTCAGAACGCGCCGGTGCGCAGCGCGAAGGTCGTACAACTGCGGCGCGGAGTTAGCCATCTGTAAAATGGCCTGCGCCTGTGCCAGTCGCTGGGTTTCCGAAAAAATATTCGGGTCAGAGACGGGCCTGATGTCGTTGTTTGATGCAAAGTCGCGCACCTCAATCTCGGTGCCCGACTGGTTGTCCATGTCTTCCAGGTACCAGTGATTGATACGGGACAGGATCTTGAATGACTTGGCCTGTGAGCGGTGCAGCCTTGCGTGAATGCTTGAGAACACCTTAGCGCCCTGCTCAATCAACGCCTGGGTGGTGCCCACCGGCGTATTGGCGTTTGCGTCACCGATTTTTTCCTCGGCCGTCGTCACCACGCCCTTTGCGGCTGTGGTTAGCCAACCGAGGAGGTTGTATAAAACACTCGAGGGTTGGTTGAACGGCAACGGCATAGCCAATTTGCGGACGTCGTCCACGCCGGGAGCACCTTCGATCTCTAGAACCTGCGTCGGCTCAATCCGGTCACTCTGTCCAGAAATGCGGCCGCCTTTAAGCTTAAGCATTGTCTGGCTGTTGTTAATGTGTGCTGAATCCAAAAGAGCGCGAAGAGCGCCAGTAAGGGCGGCAGACAAACCACCAATAAGATGAGGAAGCCCAATGGCGTACGCACCACGCCATGGAATAAACTTGAACTCCACCATCCAATCAAGCTTCGTAAAGAGCTCATCCCCGGACTCCCAGTTGCGGTAAAGTGATAGTACCTTGCTGGAGCTGTCATCGATTGTCAAAATGTACGGGGCCCGCTTGCCTTGTGTAATCGGGTCGTCTTCCAGCCTTAAGAAACACGTAATCTCGTACACGCGACGAACGCCGTCGACGTTCTTTTGCGGCACGTTTTTGCCCTCAATTTTATCGTTGGCTTTTTGCGACCTTGTTTGCTCATCCAGCTCAATTGCAGAGACCGTGATGATGTTAATGTCGCGGTACAGCCCGGACTCGATGCGTTGCTTAAACGCGTCTTCCGTAATATCCTGCTGCTCCGTAACCCGCGGCGATGTGTAGAAGTTTGTCGTGGAGTAGGGCAGGAAAATATTGTCGATTGGGATCCACTCGCACACCGGACGGAGCTGTTCCTGATCCCAGCGCCATTTAAAGTACTGAGACCCGCCAAGTGGCAGCTGTGTTAGGATCTGCTCCATCTCATCGCGGTACTCCTCAACCTGCTCCGTGAGCTGCCAGTTAAGGAACTGCGACTTGCGCTCGGCTACTTCCGCGCGCTTGCGGTCTGCCTCTCCCTTTATTTCCGACTTAACAATCCCTTCAGGCGGGAGTAACTCTCGCGAGCTAGACGCCGCGAAGTCGACACAAGCCTCTGCCATAACTGGATGCACAACTTTGGAAGCCCCGTCAAACGTTGCCCCACCTGGCGCATCTTTGCCAAGACCTGTCCTGCGTAGTCCTTCTTCATATTGTTTGTCCCTTTCTTTTCTAGCCTCTCGGTCAACGTCGATGTACTCCAGGTACTCGGTCGCCAAAGAGTCAAGCAGGCCCTCCTCAAACGTCTCCGCCAGGTTTACGTAAAACTCTGGGTTCTGCGAGGGTCCCTCTTTTGGTGTGTAGTTGATAACCACCGAGCCGTCATCGAGTTCAATTACCTCCTCGTCGGACTCGCCCGGCTCAAGGCCAAGCGCGTCCTCGATAAGCTCGATTTCATTTTCCTGCATGACAGACTGCTGAAAGTCCTCGTTCTTTTCCAAATCAAGGCTTCCAAGGTTTGCACCCTGCTGCATTGGCATCATCGGTAGTTGTGGCATTATTTGTAATCTTCCATCACGGATCTGTAGCCCGACGGCGTGTCGCCCGCGGCGGCTGGTGCCGCGGCCATGCCCGCGCCCACTGCCATGGGTCGAGTCCTCGCCGCCTGTAGCGCGCCCTTAGTCGCACGTCTGTAGGGCAGAGCAAAAAGATAATTCATCGGGTCGCCGATTAAATTTGCTAACGTGGCGCCTGTTTGGTACGCGCCACTTTGAGTGTCAGAGTACGGCACAAAACGACCCTGTGGCACACTCATGTACGTCTCATCCGCGAGCGTGGGCTGATACATGCCAAGTTTTTGGCCCATCTCCATGTACCCGCGGGCTGTATCTATCGGCGCGTTACGCGCGCCCATCATAAAATCTCTCATTGACTTTGCCGTCTGCTCATACCCGCGCATGCGCTGCGGCGTGCGGTTTGACACGGCGAGCTCCGCCTCCATGTCTCGCGCAGACTTCATCTGCCCGCCGTCTTTTTTAGCCGGCGTGATGCCCCTAGAAATGTCTAGCTCGTGCTGGAGGTATTGCGGGTACTCTGACGGCGGCCGCTCGAGGTATCTTTCCTCGACGCCTTCCGTGCGCGCCCGGTTTCTCCAGTCGGCCATGCCGCGAGCAGTGCTGGGACGCTCCCCCACGATGGCGGCTCCGACCTCACCGTATTGGTGCCTGGCCGGGTTAAATTCTGCGATGATAATATCGAGCTCTTCATCTGTCGGGTAGCGCTTGTTGCGCGCAAAAAATTCCGCCTTTAGCTTGTCGATCAAGGGCGTCTTGCCGGACGATAACTTAGCGTTTTCAATCGCGGTCGACATCCTCGCCATGTAGTCCGCGGATGGCGTAATCGAGGACTGCATCTCTTGCGGAATAGACTCAAGGGTCCCAGCCTCTTGAGCCTTCTCAATATTTTTTACAACGTTCGGGTCGTTGATGTCCTGCACCTTAGGCCGCAGGTACGTCCCCTTTACGCCACGTCCAAGCATTGCCTGCGACAAAAACTGATCCGGCACGTTTGGGTTTATTAAATTTGGATCTGTGGCCAGCTCGTAACGAGCCCGCGGCGCCGCCGAGATTCCGGTCCTTAACCCGCCGGTCGGTTTGCTTAACGACTGGATGTGATCCTTAAGCGCCTGCACCTCTTCAGCCGGCGGCTCCTTGCCGTACAGTTTTTTGTACCTGGCGATCGCGTTTGCAATTTGTTTGGTAAACTGCTCTACAGCTACCTGCTTGCCCCCGGCCATGGCCGGCACGCCTGACATCTCCAGTAACATCTCGCGCGGTGATTTAATCGGGTTCATTATTGTGGTGTCTCCCTAGCACCACTTATGCACAAAGACGACAATGCTCGCCCTAGACCGCGTATGGGTTGTAACGCTGCCGTCCACGGTCGTCCGCGTAGTCGTAGTCCCTAACCGGCAGCGGGTCTAGCTGGATCCACCCCGAGTCGCGCAAGACTCTTAGGGACTGAGACAGCGCGTCCACGTAGTCGTCGTGCCCGCCGGACTCGGGGAACGCGCAGACCTGGCGCAAGAATCGCTTGGCCCACTCGGCAAACTCTCCCTGCTTTTTTGTATCCTCCGGTATGTAGACCTTACCCTTGGCGATCAGCGGCGCCACGATGTTGATACGCTGCACCTTATCCGCGCGGCCTGGGTTGTACGCGCGCACCGGCACACCCGCCCCCTGTAGCTCCTGAATTAGCGATATGCCGGCCGACTTATCCTCCATGAGAATCAGGTCCGCCTTCCTCCCCTTGGCGAACGTATTGTCCGCGCCGTACACGACCTCCTTAAAGTCGGCGATTACCTTCTTTCGCAGCTCGGGGTATGACAGGTGCGCGTCCCACGCGTCCAATAAAATAATGCACGTGCCCTTGTCTTGGTTCTCAAACACGCCCCACACCTCGCACGCCGTCGGGTCGTTGTGAGTTTTCTCTGAGGTGGCCGGGTCGTATGACGCGATCACGTACTCCAGGGTCGGCGTTTCCTTTTTGGACGGCCACATCTTAAACCACTTGCGCTTTATAATGCCGGCATCTTCTGGGTTTAGGATCTCCCCGTAGATCTCCTGCTTTCCAAGGTCGGTGCCCTCGTACGTCTCCAGCTGCTTAAAAAACGTGGCCGATAGGTTTTGCTTGTTGTCATACGACGACGCGTTCACCACGTACACGTCCCCGCCGACCTTGCCCTCGTTTAGGTCGACGATTAACTCTTTTGGTTTTGGCGTGGTGGTAACGATCTGCTGCACGCGCTCGATGTCGTTGTGCCGCAAACGCAGCGTAAACTGCACCTGGTCATACGCGTCGTCGATGTACTCAAACGCGCAGAGCTCGTCGAACCAGGCGCCGTGAAACTGCTTGCCTCGGTACCGCTCTGGCTCGGAGCCCGGTATGCCCTGTATGAGCGAGCCGTTTATCAGCGTAATTTCAAAGAGCGACTTATTGTAGTCCTGGATTAGCGAGTGTGGGATCACGTTTAGAAGCCCCGAGTCGCCCTCAAAGCACGTCGCCCGGATGTCGTTTGAGGTCGGCGCCGTGACAAGCCAGCGCGTGCCAGGAAATTTCCACGCCCTGAGCCCGATCCAGTGACTCGCCGTGTACGTCTTACCCGATCCACGGCCGGCGAGCATTAAAAACGTGTCGTAGTTGCCATCTTCCGGCTCTCTTTGGTGGGCGAGCGCCGAGATCTCCCACTTTACCTGCCACAAAGCCGCGTCTAGCTGCGGCTTTGGCCAGTGCTTGTTGTTTTTTGCAAAATCCGCGAGGATTTTTTCTTGTTTTTTGCTCAACATACTGAGATAAATCCCTCACCGGCTAAAAATTGCTCGTTTGTGATGATGTGCGCGCACTGTCGGGGCTTAATTTTGTCAATCCCGACCAAATATCGCCTAGAAAACGCCGTATTTTTGTTTGTGTACGAAAAACTAAGCCTAAACCCCGGCTTGTCGTCCCTCTTTTCCATCTTTGTCTTGTACCCCAGCGACTCAACCAACATCTGTGCGCGCCTTGCCGTGCCCCAGTGGCTCCGTGTCACGCTAAATCTGTCCACGCCGGGAGATTTTTTAAAAAAACCCGAGTCGATCAGCCCCTCCAGCAGCTCGATCCTCTGCTCCGGCGCGCTTTCGATGTAGTAAAACGGCAGATCGTTTGGTATCAAGGCGTCGGCAAACAGAAACGAGTCCTTAACCGAGGGCCGAAACTCGATGTAGTTCCTCCCCTTGCCGAACACCTTGCCCGCCACGACCAGGAAACCATGCTGCCTGAGCCGCTTGTTTATTTTCTGCACGTTTTCCTTGGCCACCACGTGCCTCTTAGTCCGGGTCATGGACCCAAACCACGCGCCGAATACGTACGGCTGGACCGGCAGGTCTCGCCAGGGGTACGCAACGGGCGAGCAGTTCTGCACCGACCATATCTTGCGGTTGTTCTCAAACACCAGGGGCTTGTTGTGCAGGTCCTTCACACGCCGCATCCTAAGCGGGCTTCGGTTTGGCTTGGCGTACTTCTTGCCGCGGTTCTTTAGCCACTCCGATAGGTTGTCCCTGTATACCTTGTCCTGCAGCGGCAGGGTCATGTGCCTGTC